TCGGCTGGACGTGCTTCGGCTGGCTGATCTGCCTGGCGTGGGCGCTGACGCCCGATCCGCCGGCCGCGCCCTGAGGCTCCCCGCTGGCATTCTGAGTAGCTTTTGCGCTACGCTACTGTTGGGCGGGGCCCATCCCGCGAGGGACGGGGAGGCGCGGCCAGCGTAACTCCCCTCCCCGCCCCCACCGCCCCTCAGACCACGCTCCCCAGCGCCCCCCGCGCGGCGAGCACGTGGTAGTCGGTTAGCCTGACCGTGGCGACGGTCGCCGAGTTCGCGAACAGCTTGAGCGTCTGGGCGACCGTGAAGTCCACGGTGGTCATGCCCACGTTGACGAGGTAGGCCGTCGCCGCCGCCCCGCTGGCCGCCCCCAGCCATGCGAGTCCCGTGATGGAAGCCACGACCGACGTCCGGCGACGAATCACGTAGCGGAACGGAGCGATGTGGCTTGCCACGTTGAGGTTGGTGTTCATCAAGGTGACGAGCGTTCCGCTGGCGATCTGCACCTTGAACATCTTCGCCGCGTCGGCGTTGGCCAGGATCACCAGCGTTCCCTCGAGGATGAGGCAGTCGCCCGGTTGCGCCAGGAGGTTCGCCGGGATCGTGACATCGTAGCTGGTCAATTGGGTGTCGCCAGACCCTGCGGCGTTGGCCTGCCCTGCCGAGTAGGCGAAGCCTTTGACCAGGTCGAGCGGGAATCCGTTATCGTCCATCGACGTCTTGAGAAGGTTCAGATTGTCCCGGATCTGCGCGTTGAGCAGCGCGGCCGTGACAGTCTCGCCTGGCGACCACGTGCGCGGGGTATTCCAAGCCATCTACATCACCTCCGCGGCCTGGACGCCCTGGCCGCTCTTGACGTCCTTCAGGTGGGGGAAGCCTGCCGCGGCAGCGAGGCCCACGAGGCCATCCTCGTAGCGCGCGAGCCAGTCGCCGTAGGCGTACAGGATGACGCGCCGATGGTGCGCGAGGCACATTCGCACCCGGGCCGCTGAGGCTTCGCCCATCTCGAGCAGCCGGCCCGGCATGAGCAACACGGCGTCGAAGGGCACGAAGCCAGCGTCGAACAGCTGCTCGACGGTGCCGGCCGCGAGCGATAGGCTCGGATGCCTCTGGCGGCCCCGGATCACCCGTCCGGGGTTCATCTCGATGCCGTAGCCGCTCGTGTCCAGAGAGGCGAGCAGGGCGCCGTCTCCGCAGCCGAGGTCGAGGACGTGGCCTGGCGCCTCGCCGACGACCCGCCGGACGACGTCGTGGGCCGCGCGCATCGCTTCCTCGGTGGCGAACCCGTTGTCGTTCCACGAGGTCTGCCCCAGCGCCATAGGGGCGGCGGCAGTTGCGACTCCGGCGCGCGTCGCCCGGCGCTCGTCCGGCGTCCAGTCTGTGCCGGCCATCAGCCGGAAGTGTGGCGTGCTGATGATGGCGATGCCGTGAAGCGCGGAGTACTCGACCGGCAGGCCGAGCACCGCCAGGAGCGCGGCGACGTCGACGCCGGCCGCCGCGCCGATCTCCGCGAAACGACGCCCGAGCTCGACCGTAGCCTCGCAGGCCGCCGAGCACGGGAGGTGCGGCACGAGGCGCACGCCCAGATGCCGAAGCATCAGGTTCGCCTCGGGCGGCCCGTCGACCGCGGCCATCGTCGTGACCGTGTCCGAGAGCCCGCGGCCCCAGGTGCGCGCGAAGTGCTCCCGGCAGCACGCTGGGAAGCCGAGAAGCTCGCCGATCGCCGCGTCGTCCCCGCAGGCCCAGACCTCCAGCCAGGCGCCGGCGGTCGAGGGCCGGCCGAGGGCGGCCCGGAGATGGGTGCCATCCCACGCCAGGGGCGTCACCACGAGGCCCTGGCCGGCGCCGTCGCGCGTCGCCTGGACGAGTTCCGCGGGCGTCAGGTGCAGGAGAGCCGAAGGACGAACGCCAGACGAGACGGACAGGATTTCCAACTCGGCCCATGCCGCGGCCGCAGCCTGCAGCACCGGCTCCCACCCAGCGCGAGCCTCCGGGGAGGACCACTGCGGCCCCCGCATCCATTCCCTCGGCAGTCCCTCAATCGACACGCTCGCCTCCCGCCAGCGCGCCGAGCGCCAGCCCCAGGTCGGTGTGATCTCCATGGTCCGCGTGGTCCCCATGCATCCCGGCGTCCGTCTGGGCGTACCGGTCCTCTATGCAGCCCCGGTTCGTTGGCCGTCGACCTGCTGCCCACGCCGCTTTCATTCGGGCCTCGATCAGCGCCCGGTCCGGCCGCTTCGAGACGGGCACGATGCCCTCTGCCTCGAGATCGCCCTCGACGTGCTCGAGGAGGGCGAACCACAGCTCGCAGTCGGCGCTCCGCTTCCGCCAGTCCCCGTCGATCGCCGTCCCCGGGCACTGCCCCTTGCAGGACGTCAGGAACCGGCACCCCTGGCAGCCGCCCTCCGCCTGCGGAGTCGACGCGAGGACCAGTTGGCGCACCAGCGGCCCGGCCGGCGCCGCGCCCCACTGGCGGCCGTCCTTGTGTACCCGCTGGCACAGCGAGCGGTGCCCCTGCGCGTCGACGCCCTGCACCGCCGGCGTCGTCCAGGGGTCGCAGGAGTCCCAGACGCATGTCACCGAGTCATCCATGGCCGAGAGCAGGCTCCGCATGTCCTTGAACACGTCGAACCGCAGGCCGCGGAGATCGCCCTCGAGGGAAGCGATCGCGCGGAAAGCCGCTACCGCGTCGGCCACGCTGAGCCGTAGGGCGGCGGCACCGGCGTCGAGTTCAAGCGCGTGGACGCGCGCGTCGCGAAGGCCGAGCGTGTCGAGGCGCCGCAGCCATTCCAAGAGCCCCGGCAGCCGCCCGGGCGAAGCGTTCGTGCTGTGGAGGGTCACGATGAGCGAGCACGGGACGTGCTCACCAAGGCAACGCTCGAGCCAGGCGCATGACCTTTCGGTGGCCGCGCGGGTCTGCTCGAGCGTCCCGTACCTCCGCGAGTCGTTGAGTTCCCCCGGGCCCTCGATGCTGAACCCGACGGTCACCTGGTACCGCTTGAAGAGTGCGAAGTGCGCCTCCGTGATCTCGGCGCCCGAGGTCTGGACCCCGTTGCGGCCGAACCGCTCCAAGCCGAAGCGCCAGATTTCCTCCAGGTCGGCGAGATCCGCAAGGAGCGGCTCGCCACCGAAAAGGCTGAAACTGGTGTCGCCCGTCTCCGCACACGTGCGCTCTACGCTAGCGAGGACGGCCGGCAGGTTCAGCAGCGGGCGCGCGTTGCGCGTGGCCGCTCGCACCGGGTGCTGATAGCAGAATGAGCAGGTCATCCCGCAGTGGACGCCAACGGGGTTCACCTCTACCGACACGCGGCCCTCACACGGCCACCGGCCGACTATCCGCCAGGACGTCGCTATGTGGGGTCCCGTCCTGATGCGCTGCGGTGTAGTCGGTGTGCGCGCCGCTGTCTCCGTGGTCCCCGTGATCTGTATGGTCCGTGTGGTCCGCGTGGACGTCCGCATGGCCGACGTCCGTATGGTCCGCGTGGGTATCGACGTGCGCCGATCCGGTGTCGCTGTGATCGTCGTGGTCCGTATGGGGCCCGGTGTCTCCATGGTCCGTATGGTCCGCGTGGTCGCTGTGGTCGGAGTGCGTCACGTCCGCGTGGCCTGGCATCTCGACAATGCCGGACTCCTGAATCCAATGGACGTAGGTCTCGACCCACGCGCTGCCGCCGAGCGCGGCGCCGTCGGTGTGGACCGACGTCGCCCCGGCGAAGATGCAGTAACGCTCGACGCCGGACTCGTCGATATAGTGCAGGTCCGATCCCTCGACCCACACCGAACCGTGCTGGGCACCCGCGGGCGTGCCGACGATGGTCCCCGCGTACCGCCATTCCGTGGCGTGATCCTGGTCGATGTGGTGCAGGTCGTTGCCCTCGACCCAGACGCCGCGTGCGTCGACGCCCTTGGTCCCGGTCCACTTGTCCGCGCCGATGGGCAACACGAAGCGGACCGACGCGCCCTGATTGAAGCGGCTTCGGCCAGCCGTGAAGGACGCGGACGCGGCCGCATGGGCGATGCCCGTCAGGTTGGCGGCGCCCACATCAGCAAGCGTCGACGAGTCAAGGAGTGAGAGCTGGCCCGAAGCCGCGCGGGTCGTTTTCAGGACGAGCAGGTTGTCCCGGAGATGCGCGTTGAACATCGCCGCGGTCGGGACTTCAGCATCGGCCCACGTTCTGGGAGCGGTCCAGGCCACGAGGTCATCCCCTCCAGGGATCCGTAGCGGCCCGCCATGCAGTGATGACAGCCACGTCGGCCCCGGGCGTAGTCGCGAGCGCGTCCCCTGCGGCGACGATCACGCGAACGTTCGGGACCGCGTTCCACGTCGACTGGTCGTCGAGCGCGTCGAGAGTCTTCCGGACGAAGATGAAAGCCTGACGCATGGCGGTCACCTCGTCTTTGGTCACGGACTTTCCGCGGAGAACGTCGACGATGAGATTCTGGGCGGCGGCCATGAATCCGAGGGTCTTCGCGAGCGATGCCGGGTCGAGATCAGCGAGAGCCATTTATGTCGCCCACTTGTCCGCGCCGATGGGCAATACGAGCCGCGTAGTCGCCCCGGCGGAAAAGTCCTGCACGCCGACGGTGAAGTCGTTGTCGAGGGCGGTCTTGACGATGCCGGTCAGATTGGCTCCCGACAGGGCCGCCAGATAGGTGCTGCTGAGCGCCGGGATCTTGCCCGTGTTATCCACCAGCAGCTTAAGGAAGATGAGGTTGTCGCGCAGTTGCTCGTTCAGCGCGGCCGCGCTCACGAGCTGTCCGATAGTCCACGTCGCGGGTGTCGTCCAGGCCATGAGTCGAGCCCCCTACGCCAAGAAGCTGTCCGTATTGAGCACCGAGGTGTCGAGCAGCCAGCCCGCCACGAAGAGCCCGAAGCCGAGGATCGTCGTTTCGTCGAGTTCCGTACGGCCCGCGATTTCGAGCAGCCAGTACTGAGAGATGTCGGCCGGCGAGAGGTCGTAAGTCACGAGGACCAAGCCGCTCATGCGGACCTCGAGACGAACGCCGTTCACGAAGTAGACGACGCCGGCGAGACCGAGCGGCGGAGAGGTGATAGAGACCCGATCGCTGATCTGCAGGTTGAGTGCCTGCTCGACGGTGGAGAGATCCCAGTTCGCCAGGTACGTGACGCTCGTTGCTCGGACCCTCTCGTCCTTGTTCAAGTTCAGGAGGAACTGCGCCGTATCCAGGGCATTCGCCGGGGACGCCTGGTAGGGCATGTCGTACGGGAGTGGGTTCTCTCCGTACTTCGTGATGCTCGCCGCGTCGCGCATCTCGGTGAGCACGGGCTCGAAGTTGTAGAGGCCGCGCCCCCTGAGCTGCAGCTTCACGAGGTAGCCGTCGAGCGGGCCGTTGTTCGTGACAGTGACCGACGCGCTGTTGCCGCCGGGCACCGACACCACCGCGAATTGGGACGTGATGTCAGAGCCCGAACCATCCTCGGCCGTGTTGCCCAGGTAGTCGGTCGAGGCGACTGGCGCGACCATGTCAATGCCGCCGACTCGCTGAGCGTTCTGGTTCGGATCGCGATAGGCGCACTGCAGAACGGTCTGGGTGTTGCGCACGACCTCGATTCCCGATGCTAGGCTGAAAAGTACCGCGGTGGCCGCGGCGTCCCTGCGGCGCGGGTGAATCGAGACCTGGATCCGGTTGAGAACATTCTCGCGCGCGTGAGAGACGCCGAGCGCGACGAAGAGTGCGTCGTCGAGCGCAAACCGCACGCTGCCGGATCCGCCCCGTCGTCGCCGCCCCTCGAAGACGAGCGCACCGGCAACCACGTAGACGAGGCCGTACTCGCTCAGCGCCAAACGCTGAAGCATGGTGGCGAACTCGTTCTGCTCGTCCTGCGCGTCGTCGAGCGCAAAGGGATAGATGTCCGAGCCGGAACCGGACATCGTGCCCCCGGGCGGTGGCGTGCTCATGGCCGCCACCAGCGTCGCGAAGAGGGCGTCGGACTGCACGTCGAGCTGGACCGCGAGACCGGAGAGCCTCGCGCGCTCGGCCTCGGCCATCCAGTCGACGCAGCGCACCGACGTTTTCGGGGCCGCCACGTTCGGGGTCGGCGGTGCAGAGTCGATCGTCCCGACCCACGCCACCCTATCCCCGTAGAAGGCGTGCGAGAGCACCAGGCGGACGGCCGTGCCGACGCCGAAGCCGGCGCGCACGTTCGGTGAGCCGACCGAGTAGTGGCCGAGCAGCCCTGCGCTATTCTGGGTTGAGTTGTCGAGCTCGAAGGTGAGGGCTCCCGCGGCGGCGACACGCTCGTCTTGCCTCGCGGCGTGGATGCCCCAGTCCGCTACGATGTCGCTCACGACGTCGGCGGAGACATCGGTCCAGGTCGACGCCAGGTAGAACTCGATGCGGGGCCGGATTACCTGCTCGTCGCTCATGCCATCGCCATCACGCGAGCGCTCCGGAGGGCCCGGACGAGCGTGTAGGGGAGGGCGTCCATCGAGCCACGGAGAGCACGGAGGTGCATGGCCGTTTCACTTCCGCCGCCCGGCATGGCTTGGGCGATCTCGCCTGCGAGGACGTGCCCCTTCCCGCGCGGAAGGATGGCCTCATCCCCGTGTACCGTCACGTTACGAGCGGCGCCGAAGCTCATGAAGTCTAGCCCTGGCGTGCCCTCGGAGAACTGCTGGCTCTTGATCTGGCTGATCTGCTTCGCGCCGGCCGCGGCCATCGCCGCCGCGGGGATCAGGCCCCAGGGGAACCCGCCCGCGTTTTTGAACGAGGAGACTACGGCCGCGGCGGTGTCGATGATCGCCGCGGCGATCGCGGCCGCCTTGTTCTTCCCGAACAGGCTCCTCAGGATCGTCGACGAGGCCTCCGCGATCATCAGGAACTTCTCCGTCGCGGACTTCGCGTGCCGGCCGTCCAGCTCCTCCTGTGCGGCCACAGAGGCCGCGTGCGCCTTCTGCAGCTCGGCGTAGGTGTAGAGCCCACTGTCGAGCATCCGCTGGTAGGTCTCGGCCGCCACCTTCGCGTTGTGCTCGAGCTCGTCGCGCGTCTTGAACCCTGCGGCCTCGGCCAGCGCCATCGTCTGGACCGCCCACGCACCCTGAGCGTTTCTCATCGCGGCCAGTGCGGCCTTTTGAGCGGCCACGATCGCCTGCTGTGATGCCAGTTCCGCAGCGGCATCAAACTGGGCGTACAGCCTCATGGCCTCCGACACATGCTGCCGGCTAAGGATCTGATCGAGGTCTGCCTTGATGATCTTCGCCACGGCGGTTTTGTACTTCTCCGCGACGACCGTAGCCGTGTTCCCCGTGGCCGCGAGGTAGTCCTTCCACGTCAGCGTCGGATTGAGCGCGAGCGTGATGCCTTCGCGAATGGCCGCGAGGCCTCCCACCGCCAGCGCGGCGATGTTCTGCAGGGCCTCCTTCACCCCGACCTTCCCGGTAAGAACGTCCCACATCTGCGCGGCCTGAGAACTGACCGTGGTGGCGGCCGCCACCATCGCCTGTACGAATCCGGTAATCGCGTTGACGCCGATCTCCACGGAATTGACGATGGCGTTGGCCACGAAGTTCATGGCCGTCCGGATTCCATCGGACATCGAATTGGCCGACAGTCCGAGGCTGCCGAACTTCGACATCAGGTCCGGAAGCGCCTTCGCTGTGATGACGGAGAGCGAATCGTTCAGGTTCGCGAGCGTAGCCCTGCCACGATTCACGGAGTCCTCAAAGTCCTCAGTGCTTGCGCCCGCCTGCTGGAGCTGCTCTCTCAGCCCAACAAGGACTGATGCGGCATCCTTCGCTCCGAAGCCGAACTCCGCGAGGCCACGCGTGCGCCCGGTGACCATCGCTTTCTCGAGCGCCTCGAACGCTTCTTTCGTATCCTTCCCGGTCCGATCCGACAGCATCTTCGCGCCGGCGGCAAGCGTCCCCATGTCGGCCGTCGTCAGCTTGAGTCCGGCGCCGAGCGCCTTGTTCGCCATCTGCATCAGGTCGAAGTCGGAGATCGTGTTGAGCGTGCCGGCGCGCAACTCGCCGAGCATCACCTCCGCCGCCTGACCAGCGCCTTGCGTGAGCCCGGCGAAAGCCTCCCGCACGTCGTTGACTGCCGCGCCGCGGACTCCCAGTTCTACGATTCCCTCGGCGATGCTGGTAATCGCAGAGAGCCCCTCCCGCCCCCACCTCGTGAAGACGTCGATGCTGAAGAGGGTGGAGATGTTCTTCGCGCTGCCGGCGGTGTCGTTCAGCCGCTCCTTGAACTGCCCGAGGTCGTTGACCGCGCCCGCGATGTCCGTCCGGATTTCCAGGATGGCGCTGCCGACAGAATCAGCCATCAGCCCCGTCCCTTCTTCACGCGCACGCCGATACCCATCTCCCGAAGATCACCGGCGGAGACGTGCGCGGCACGCGGCCGGCCGCCCTGGGCCGCCCGCTCCCATCGCCCCACCAGATCCCTGCGGTCGTCCGGGTCGACGTTCGACGTGTGGGCGATCGCGGAGACATTGAGCGTGTGCAGCGCCTCCTCGGCCATGAGGCGCCCGAGCATCTGCTGGTGAGCCCTCACGACCGCGAGTGGCGTCTTCGTCAGCCAGGTCATCGGGTCACCACCGTAAAAGCGCACGAGGCGTGCGACTACTTCGCCCCAGTCGCCGTCGTCGTCTCCGTCGCCCCGCTCTCCGTCCCCGCCGGAAGGCTCGGGGCGCTCGCCTTCTGCAGCTTGGAAAAAACCGTCATCACGCTCAGCTTCTGCGTCTCGCTCAGCCGACCGTAGACGTCCGTCGGAATGTCCACGAAGAGGACCCGGCAGGTCTGGTCGAGCGCGTCGGCGACCGCGCGGACGCTCTCATCGCTGAGGTCGCCAAGTTTCTCTGGCTCGGACCCGGACGGGCCCATGATCCGCTGCACCGCCTCCGCCCGGCTCGCGATCCTGTGGAACGTCAGGATGTCGAGCTCGCCCGGGTTCCGGATGTCGTAGTTCTTGCCGTCGATCCTGACGAACGGACGCTTCGCCAGGGTGTCGAGGTCAAGAAGCGGCTGCGACGCGGGCTCTTTCTGCTTGGCCATGAGTCTCCTCTTCGCCTTGCTCTGCGACGACCAGTCCGATTCCGCGGGCGGCGCACTCGCGTGCGAGATGCACCAGCTCGACCTTTGCGGCCACGAGGTGCGCGCGATGCCGACGGATCGCGGCCTTGTGGGCCTTGACCTCGCCCTGAAGCGCGTCCGCTCGTTCCTGCGGCGTCACCGGCCCTCCTACGCCGAGGGCGACGGGCTTGCGGAGGGGCTCTTGCTGGCGCTCGGCGACACGCTGGCGCTGCCGAGTGCGGACGAGACCTGCACGACCAGGCGCCCGAACCGCTCGTCCTCGGACGCGGCGACGAGGTCCTCGAGCACCGTGAACTCCAGGTCCAGCGTCATCGGCTTGCCCTTCATCGCCTTCGGCTTCGGCTTGCCCGACTGCACGGCCACCGGGACCTCGTACTGCGAGTTCCCGTAGCCGTAGGCTGACGCATTCTTCCCGCGGACGAGGAGCGCGAACTGCTTCACCTCGAGTCCGCGGGAGAGGCCGATCTTCTTCGAGCCGGCCGTCTGCGTGGCCGCCGCGGTCGTGGTCACGGCGTTGTCATTGAGGGCGCGGCGGTACTGCTCGAGGCTCACGTCGACCAGCTTCACGCTGATCGACATGTCCTCCTCCGTGCGGAAGGCCTTCCGGGGCCCGGTGCTGCCGAGGGAGCGCCAGGTCTCGATCTTCTGCTCGTGAGAGATCGTCACCCCGTCGTCGTCATAGTTGAGGTTGCCGCTGGTGCCGATCAGCGCCCAGGGCGAGGTGGGGTCGTTGCCGACGTTCGGGAACGACGACCCAAGAGGCGCCACCCACAACTCGTAGGGCTGCGCGATGATCTCGTAGGGCTTCGTGCTCATGCCGTCTTCCTCCTCAAGGCGAATCGGAGCTCCGACTTGATGTTCTTGGCGAGGGCTTCCCGCGCCTTGGCCTGGCCCTCTTCGATGTGGTTCATGAACACGTACCCGAGCGAGGGACCGAACTTCTCGACGATCGGCAGACGGCCGGCGCCAAGGCGCATGAAGACGCCGCGGTGCCCGCTGGGCATCGTCGTGATGAACGCCGATTCGAGGCGCCCCCGGCCGGTTGGCAGCCGGTAGCTGACTCCCCGGCCTCTGCCCTTCGACGGCTCGGGCCCGCGCGCGCCGAAGTCGATCAGCGGGATCCGCTTTGCGCTGACGCTGAGCGTGGCATACCCGTTGCCGACGCGCGTCTTGATCTTCTCTTTGACCACGCCGACCTGCAGCCCGAGGTCGGTCGCGACCGCTCGTGCCATGACGACCTTAGTGGAGTCCAGCGTTCGACCGAGCGCGCGCTGCGCCGCCAGCGGGAACTCGGCGATGAGGTTGTCGATTCCGGCGAGGACGTCGCGCAGGTCGAGCTTCACGGTGACCGAGGCGCTCACGGTGCGCCCCACACTTCGCCGAAGACACCGCGGTAGTCGACGGCGCCGCCGACGACTTCGGAGCCCGGCTCGCGCTCGAGGGCCCGCGTGCTGCCGCGCGTGAGCCCGTCGGTGATGAGGGCCCCGCCGAGCGTCCGATCGGGCAACTCGACGGCCCGCTTGATGTCCGCGATGATCCGCTCGATCTCGCGCCAGGGCACCCAGGATTGCCACTCGACCGCAGCCGGGACGATGGCCTGCACCGTGAACTGCACGACCGTGATGACGTGCTCGCGCTGGCGCGGGTCCGGCGAGTCCTCCGGGATGATGATCGAGATCGCCGCCGGCGGATCGTCGGGTCCGAACACGGGGCGCTCCATCAGGCAGATCTGGGCGCCGGCATCGGTGTTGAAGCCGTTCCCGCGGGTGATCCGGCTCAGGCGCGCCTGCAACTCCTCGATCGCGGCCTCGCGGGCGCTCGGCACAGGCTTGCTCATGGCAGTCGCCGAACCACAGTCATCCGGATCTCGCCGTGTTCGACCTTGTCGACGGCGTCGACGAGGTAATCGGCGGCAGGCTCACCTGGTGCCTCGGCCGCCGTGAACAGGGATCCGCGCACCAGGCTCGGCGCCTCGCTGGTGCGAACCGCCAGACCGCGCCGGGCGTCGGCGCGACGGATGTCCCCGCCCTTGGGAGCCATGTCGGTGGGCGGCGAGAGCCAGATGATCGTGCAATCGATGGTGGAACCATCGGGAACAGTGAGCACCGCGGGGACCCCGTGAACGGCGTAGTTCGTGTCGCGCACGAACCCACGGAGACCCGCGGTGCCCATGTAGAGCCCTCGTTACGCCGAGGGGCTCGGGGAGGGGCTGGCGCTCGAGCTGGGCGACGCGCTGGCGCTGGGCGACGCGCTGGCGCTGGGGCTCGACCCGGTCGCGTTGCCGAGGGCACAGCAGGTCAGGAGCACGAAGCCGGTCGCCTGACCGGCCGCCACGGCGCGCGTGGCGACGCCGTATCGGTAGTTGCCGGCCGCCACGAACGTGAACCGGCTGTTGCCGTTGTCCCAGTAGAGCTGCTGGCCTTCCGACCAGGCCTCGGCCGCCACCTTCGCGTGCTCGATGACACCGTACGTCACACCCTCGAACTTGACTCCGGCGACCTGCGTCGACGTCGGGCTGACGAGCAGCTGCCCGATCTTTACGCAGGTGTCCTTGGTCACGCCACCGACGGGCGCGGTCAATTCCAGAACCTTGCCCGGCTGAATCCAACGCTTCATCTTCGCTCCTCTCGCGGCTGTTTCGCCGCCGTTGCCCGGCTGGATTTCTCACCAGCCGGGCGGGGGTTGTCCGACGACTACGCGCCGGGGTCGCGGTAGATCGCGCGCCAGTCCGCGGCCTTGAAGCCCACGTCGAGCCGGCACTTGATCTTCAGGCCGTCGATGTCGAAGCCGATCTGCTGCTCGACCTGCGGGCCGGACTGTCCGTCCAGCACGGCGTGGAAGAGCACCGGGGCCTGCGCGACGGGGCAGGCCAGGTACCAGGCGATCGGGCTCGCGGCGTCGAGTCGCGGCTCCGCGATCACCGTCAGGGTGCCGGTGAAGGGGTTCACGCCGGCGGCCGTCTGGATGCCGGGCAGCACCAGCGAGAGCGCCGTCGTCTCGAGGGCCGCGGGGACGATCAGGTAGCTCGGGGTGAGGTTGAGGTACGTCACGCCGTCGATGCCGCGCTGCGTCCGCATGGCGGTCCGCCCGTCGCTCAGGTGACCGACCGTGATGGTCTGACCGAACGGCGACAGGTTCAGGTGGCCGGCGGCGAAGAGCGCGACGCCGTCGCCCATGAGCGGGTTGCTCGTGATCTGCGCCCACGCCAGGTCCGACTCGAGGTTGCGGGCCTGCCGTCCGAACGCGGCCGGGACGTCGGCGAAGGCGTTGGTGTCGTCGTTGATGAGCGCCTGCCGGGTGATCGAGAAGATGCGCCCGTAGGTCCGGAGCTGCACGACCTCCCGGGCCTCGGTGATCGTCCCGGAGGTGAACTCGCCGTGCTCCAACACTTCGATCAGGCCAGGCGCGTCGCCGAGCTGCAGCTGCTTGGACGTCTTGAAGTCGGTCAGCGAGACCTGTTTGGCGATCGGGAGCCAGGTCTGGGGCGAGGCGTCGTAGGCCGCGCGCAGCACCTTGTTCGCCGCGTCGGCGAGCAGGAGCGGGAAGTCGGCGACCGTGTGCATGCCGTCGCGCATCGTGAGCGCCGCGATGGCGCGCTCGCTCCGGCTCATGCCGGTCACCCGGATTCCCTTCGCGCGGAGGAAGACGTCCCCCATCTCGAGCAGGCTCATGCCGCGATAGGCCTGGGCCTCGGCGTCCAGCTTGAAGAACTCCGGCGCCAGGCGGTGGAGGAGCGCCTTCTCGATGCCGGCGCGCTTGTGGACGAGGTGGTCGTCGACGCCGACGATGGATGTCCCGCTCGGCCCCTCGCGGGGCGCCGTGGGATTCGGGTCGGCGCGCTTGCCGAGCTCCTCGAAGACGCGAGCCTGGCACTTCACGAGCGGGAGGCCTCCCGCGATGAGTTCCTCCTCGATGCTCACGGGCAGCCGAGCGGCGCGGCAGGCGGTGTGGATGCCCTGGACCCGCTCGCGCTCGGCGACGACGCCGGCGTCGCGCTCGCTCGGCTCGGCGGGGGCCGGCACCCTCGTCCTGGCGGGCGTCGGTTCCTGCTCGACGATGGTCTCCGACGGCTCGTTCGGCTTCATGCTCTTCTCCTTCGTGGTGGTCACGGTCGTCGTGACCTCGACCTTCTCGACGGTGCTCGGGGGCGGCTCGACGGCGCGGGACACGATCTCGCAGGGGTTGGCGTCCGCCGGCTCGACCCCGCGCACCTTGGCGCCGGCGTCGGCGGGGATTCCGACCAGGGAGCACTCGTAGGGCTCCCAGTCGATGGCAGTCCGGATCGGCAGCTTGTTGTCCTTGCCGACCGACTCCTCGAACTTGTAGACCCGGTAGCCGATCGACACGTCGCGGATGATCGAGTCCTTGACGTCCGCCCAGATGTCGTCGACGGCGGCGCGCTTCGAGAAGCGGACGGTGCCCAGCATCGCCCTCTTCGTCGTCGAAACGGAGCCCGGGACGACCGTCCCGAGGATGTCCGAGACGCTGTAGGCGCTGTGGCTGTCGAGGAGCGGCGCCCCGCCGTTGATCCGGTCGAGCCGGATGTGAGCGGGGTCCATGCTCAGGACCTCGACGTACTCCTCGCCCGTCCACCAGTCCTTCCGGCGGATACCCGCGGTCGTGGTCAGGATCAGGTCGACGGTGCGCTGGGAGTCGTTGATGCTCCGGGGGCCGATGTCCGCCCGCATGGACAGGGGCGGCAGCTTGACGGTGCGAGATTCCATGGACCCTCCCGTCTGCACGAGAGGATCATCCGCGCCCGCAAGAAATGCGGGAAGCCGTCAAAATGACGGGATGGGTAGTGTTGTAGCGAAAGGACTTCGGGCGGCAGGACGCCGCGGGGGTGTCAAGGACTTTCGACGTGTGTACAGCGCAGCCCGGCGGGCGTCGCGCTCACGAGCCAGCCCTTGCGGTACAGGACCGCGAGGTAGCCCTGGATCACCGTCAAATGAACCCCGAGGCGCCGGGACAGGTACCGCTCGGACGGGTGCTCCCCCGTGGCCTCGTAGAAGCGCACGATGACCCGCAGCACCTCCGCCTGCCGCG